AATGAAGAAAAAGATTGATTTAATAAACCATCCACCACATTACAAAAAAGGTAATATGGAAGTAATAGATGTTATAGAAGCTTTCTTAACTCCTGAAGAATATAGAGGTTATATTAAAGGTAATAATATAAAATACGTTCTAAGAGAAACAGAAAAAGGTGGTGATGCCGATATAGGAAAAGCCCGATGGTATTTAAATAGGTTTTTTGATTATGTAAAAGGAAGATTAAATGCTAGTTAAAATGCTTATAGCTATAGATATAGACCCAGAGGAGTACCCCATTCCTGCTGATGGTAGAGTATCAGAAGAAATTGAGGATGGCATTAAGGAATATTTTTATGATGTTCATGGTGCTAAGATTAAAAGTATAAAAACATTGAGAGATTAATATGAATAATTTATTACCAACCGACTACCAAAACTTCATTGCGTTATCACGCTACGCTAGATGGAAAGAAGATGAGCAAAGACGTGAGACATGGACTGAGACTGTTAGCAGATATATAGATTATATGTCAGAGCATTTAAAGAAGAACCATGACTATACTATGGCGAGTGCTATGAAGCACAAGTTAGAGAACGGCTTATTTAATCTAAGTGTTATGCCTAGTATGAGAGCATTGATGACAGCAGGTTCTGCCTTAGATAGATGCCACGTTGCAGGATACAACTGCTCGTATATACCTGTCGATAGCCCACGAGCCTTTGACGAAACTATGTATGTACTTATGTGTGGCACAGGTGTAGGCTTCTCTGTGGAACGAGAGAATGTAGATAAGTTACCAATCATAAATGAACACTTTGAAAAAAGTAATACGGTTATTAAAGTAGCGGATAGCAGACCGGGATGGGCAAGAGCATTGAGAGAAATGATTGCTATGCTGTATGCAGGACAGATACCGCAATGGGATGTATCAGAAGTTAGACCTGCAGGTGCTAGACTAAAAACATTTGGGGGTCGTGCCAGTGGTCCTGCCCCATTAGAAGAATTGTTTAGCTTCTTAATTGATAAGTTTACTCAAGCAAAGAATCGTAGGCTGTACCCATTAGAGTGTCACGATATCATGTGCAAAATAGGAGAAGTAGTAGTAGTGGGTGGAGTACGTAGGTCTGCACTTATCTCGCTATCGAATCTAGGTGATACACAGATGCGACACGCTAAATCAGGACAGTGGTGGGAGAACGAAGGGCAACGTGCATTAGCAAATAATAGTGTAGCGTATAAGTTTAAACCAGATATGGACACTTTTATGCGTGAGTGGTTTGCCCTTTATGAAAGTAAGTCGGGTGAGCGAGGTATATTCAATAGACAGTCTGCTATTAATCAAGCATCTAAGAATGGTAGACGAGATGTATCCTACGAGTTTGGTTGCAATCCATGCAGTGAGATTATACTACGTCCTTATCAGTTCTGTAACCTTACTGAAGTTGTTGTTAGAGAAACCGATACGGAAGAAACTCTGGCAGAAAAAGTGGAACTTGCTACCATACTGGGTACGTTTCAATCTACGCTTACTGACTTTAAATATCTACGAAAGATATGGAAAACAAATACAGAAGAAGAAAGACTGTTGGGTGTGTCGCTTACTGGTATCATGGACAGTGCATTACTAAGTGGTAACAGCCCCAGAATAGGACAAAACATTGAAGGGTTACTATCTAGATTACGTGATATAGCTATTAATACTAACAAAAAGTTAGCTAAAAGTTTAGGCATCCCACAATCTACTGCTGTCACAACAGTGAAGCCTAGCGGTACAGTCAGTCAATTAGTTGACAGTGCCAGTGGCATACACGCACGACACAATCCTTATTACATACGCACAGTACGTGGAGATAATAAAGACCCACTGACTGAGTTTATGATTGCACAAGGTATACCCTCTGAGCCTGATGTTATGAAACCTGATAGCACTACAGTGTTTAGCTTTCCTATGGAAGCTCCTTCTTCTGCTCTATGCAGACAGGACATGTCGGCTATTGACCAACTTAACATCTGGTTAAAGTATCAGAGATACTGGTGTGAACACAAGCCGTCTGTAACTATTTCAGTGAAAGAACATGAATGGTTAGATGTAGGCTCTTGGGTGTATAATCATTTTGATGAAGTGTCTGGTATAAGTTTCTTACCATTCAGTGAGCATACGTATAAGCAAGCACCTTATCAAGACTGTACTAAAGAAGAGTATGAGACTATGTTAAGTCAAATGCCGAAAGGAATTGATTGGACTGCTCTATCTGAGTACGAAAAAGAAGACACAACTACAGGCAGTCGTGAATTAGCATGTACTGCAGGTGTGTGTGAAGTAGTTGACATTAACGTATAAAGGAGTTATTATATGAAATATTTTACTTTTAAAAATATGGTTAAACCGCTAGACAACAAAGATACGAGAATATTTATATTAGAAATGCTAACATACATTTCTGTATTTATGTCTGGAGTAATAGTAGGAGTTGTAATATAATGAAAGAAATCATACTAAAGGCAGAAGCAAGTTACCTTAAAGGTGCTTTAAATAAACATTTGGCAAACGTGAGTTTACTAATTGACAACCCAACAGGTGTGGCACACCATGAGGATATCATGGCATCCATCGAACAAGAGCTAGGACACATAGCGCAATATGACGGAAAACTACAGATGCTATTCAAGTATATAGCCCCACCGCAACCTCAAACAGAAGGAAAATCTAATGACAAAGACAGCACCGTCACCAAAAAATAGGAAAAAGTTTGACATTGATTTACAATACGGAAAGGTAAGAGAGGAAGCTGTGGCAGAAATGCTACAGGACAAGAAGATTGAAGTAAAGAGTGAGAGAGATGTATGGCAGAAAACAGGTAACATTGCTATAGAATACGAATCCTATGGCAAGCCTAGTGGTATTAATGCCACTGAGTCAGACTTCTGGTTTCACAATCTTTGCATAGGTAAAGACATCTTTGCCACCATAGTGTTTGATACAAAGAATCTAAGAAGGATTATAAGCAACTTAGATTACAAGAAGTCTGTATCTGGTGGAGACCACAATGCGTCACGCATGTATCTACTAAATTTACAGAAACTATTCTCTTCTGATGTTATCAAAGCATTCAAGGAAAACAGAGATGCAGCCTAGAAAGTTTAGACGATACGATGCCCCACTTAAGATACAATTTAAGTGGGGTTATGATGCATTTAAAAAGGGGGGCAAGTACAGGTATATAGGTGGCAAGAAACTGTTTACAGAACTTCGCCCTCGTTTTAAAGAAGATATGCAACTCAAAGAGTGGCAACGTGGGTTTAACACTGCGTATTTTGAGAACCTGTCGAGGATGAAAAAGAATGAACACACTAGAAAAGGAAGCGATACAGTACATGAAATGGAAAAACATTAGTAGCCTTACCGCTACGGACTATCAGAACTCTGCGTGTAAGACAGCCATATTCCCAAAGGAATTGGGTGTGCAATACTTAGCCTTGGGACTTACAGGTGAAGCAGGAGAAGTTGCAAATAAGGTAAAGAAGCTTATACGTGATGGGGGAGATTCTCCAGACAAGCGTAAAGAAATAGCTAAAGAACTGGGAGATGTGTGTTGGTATCTTGCGGTACTAGCACAAGAACTAGGCTCTAATCTTGGCAAGATAATGGAAGATAATATTGCTAAGTTAGAAGACAGAAAAGCTAGAGGTGTAATAGGGGGTTCGGGGGATAATAGATAATGGAAGTATTTATAATATATGCTACGCTAGTCTATGGTCAGCTTACAGACACTATAGCTTTTAAAAAAACTTCGTTCTATAGCATGAAAGAGTGTACAGTGTATCTAAAAGATAATCAAACTATGATATGGGGTACACTTAATGCACACGTTGAGAAAGAATATCCTAATGCTTCTGTTACACACGTAGGATGTAGCTCTACTGGTGCTTTTAAAATGAGACCTAACGTCTAGACATCAAGCCACTTTTCTCTCGCTTCTCTAGAAACTCTTCTGTAGTTTCAGAAGGAAGTATCTCCTTGGGTGGTGTATCCACCTTTGGAGGTTCTGGCTTTACATCTTTAGCCAACTCTTCATCCATTATTTCTTTAAAACTTTTCTTAGCCACCTTTGCACCTACTCTGATGCCCGGCACTATGCCCATTACAGATAGCATAGAGTATGCACCACCCAATCCCATTTGTATTAAATCCTCTTGGTCATAACCTGACTTAACTAACTCTGTAGCATAAGCTAAGTCATTAGGTAATTCAGATGCTGCCTTTATTTCTCCAATAACAGGTGTCATATCTGCTATTGCTTTTACTGTGTCTACCGATTGTTGTTTTATTTCTGCAGGAGTAAGACGAGATAACGATTTATACACTTCCTCATTAACAGCACTCTCAAAATAATCAGTACCACTTTTCTCAGTTTTCTTTGCTTTTATTAATGCTTCTTCCGCACGAGGTAGTACAGGTTCAAACTGCTCGTAGTT